AACATATGCATTATTGAAAATTCAAACATCAGCAGCTGCTTGGGTAACTTTATATACTGATTCAGCAAGTAGAACTGCTGATGCTACCCGATCTGAATCTACAGATCCGTTGCCAGGTTCTGGCGTAATTGCTGAAGTCATTACAACTGCTGCTACCACCCAAATTATATCCCCTGGTACAATCGGATATAATAATGATACAACACCAACTGGAACTACTTATGTAAAAGTTGTGAATAAAACTGGTGCAGCGGCAAATATTACAGTAACTCTCACATACGTTCAACTAGAGGCTTGATATGGAAGAGAAAGTCTATGTTGTCACGCTCTACAATCACGAAGATCTAGAGCAGTTTTATGATGAGATGACAGCAAATAGTTTTCGTCTCAGTATGAAGAGAGAGATGAGTAGGAACACTCATTATTGGATGACAGAAGAACAAGCAGAACAATTACGTCAAGACCCTAGAGTATGGGGTGTTGCAGCAGCTGATAGTTTTGTTGCTAAACCACAGGCAATTGTCAACAATACTCCATATACAAAGAGTGGAAATTTTTGGAAAGATGATACGATACCACCAGCAAATGTTTCCTCTAATGATTTCCAGTGGGGGCATTTACATTGTGCAGGAACACAAGTACAAAGAAGAAAAGGAACTTGGGGTTCTGGATCTACTAATGAAACTGTGTTTGATACCACAACGATTTTTAACGATGGTAAACATGTTGATGTTGTAATTGTAGATGATCCAGTTTCATATGATTGTGCTGAGTGGATCAGTCCTTCTACGAATCAAACAAGATTTGTACAATATCAATGGTTTAATGAACTCAACAGTATTGTAAATTCAATTGATGATGATGGACAAACTGAACCAACAGGAACCATAACCTATTCACAAAATTCATCAAATACTTATTCTCATGGTACACACGTAGCTGGAACTGCTTGCGGTCGGCATTATGGATGGGCTAGAGAGGCAAATATTTACAATATTGCAACTACTGCCGCATGGTCATCTGGACAACAAGTTGGTGCATTTTTAATTTTTGATTATCTCAGAGCATTTCATCGCAATAAACCAATCAATCCAGTAACTGGTAGAAGAAATCCTACTATTAGTAATCATAGTTATGGTGGAATTATTCCGATGCCTAATGAGACAACTTTGGTATTTTCATCACTAACTTATGTTTATTATAGAGGAGTTATGTATAGTTCAACAACTCCTGGTCCTTCTGGATGGACTCAAGCAGGAGTAGAAGCAGACTTTGGAGTTAGGTTTGATATAACAGAATATCCATCTTGGAATGCTGCTATTTCAGCAGATGTTCAAGATGCTATTAAGGATGGTGTGGTAGTTATTGGGGCAGCAGGAAATGATAATTTGTTGATGACAATTCCTGGGGATGCTGACTATGGTAATTTTATAACAGTTACTGGTGTTGGCAGTTTTTATTATCATAGAGGCGCTTGGCCTAACACAGCAGACAGTGGAGCAATTAATGTTGGTAATCTTAGCAGATATGATAATTTTAGGAGATCTTCAAGTTCTGAATTTGGACCAGCAGTAACTGTATTTGCTCCTGGAGAACTTATTTTGTCATCATATAGTAATGCTGGATTATCAGATTCAAAATATGGTGGTGCTCCTAATTATTTTTATCCTATATCTGGTACTAGCATGGCATCTCCTCAAGTTGCTGGAGTTATAGCATGTCTTGCTACTGGAAAAGATAGATTCAACCAAGCAGAAGCACTAGGATTTATTCAAAAATATTCTATTTCTGGTGATATGACATTCAATACAAGTGGTGGAGGATATACAGATAATACTTGTCAAAAAGGAAGTCCAAATTTATATTTACATATTGAAAATCCTAGAAAATTATCGGGGCATCTTGCAGAAGTAAGGGGAAAACGAAGTACTAGTGGTATGACATTCCCTAGAGTGAATACATATCACCGACCTCAGTAGGCATAAATAAACCTGAGAACTAGTATCCATCTGGTAAGTTAAATGGCTGATCGCTTTCCATTAATTATTAATGCTACTTCAAAAAAGATTGAAGAGATAGCATCTGGAGACAGGATAGAATTGACTGGTAACGGATTTGTTATCGGCGGTGATGGAGGTAATGGAAAATACCTTACAAGTAATGGAAGCGAAGTTTTTTGGGGAATTCCTGGAGATGTATATCTTACACAAGCACAAACTCTTACAAATAAAACTTTAGAATCTTCTACTATTTCTGGTTCTCTCAATACACTTACTAATATTCCAAATAGTGCTCTAGTCAACCCTGGAATTACAGTCAACGGAATTACAATTCCTTTAGGTGGATCAGTAATTACACCAGATAATAATACAACCTATTCTATCTCTGCTCTTGATGGAATATCTGCTACATCAAAACGAATTCGTCTCACGTCTGGTGGTAATTTTGGTGCTAATGTTACTGATGATGTTATACTTGCTGTAAGCGTTCCTTCTAGTGTTCCAGCTGGTTCAAATCCACTCACTTTATTTTTGGATAGAACTGATGATACTATTACTTTATCTGGTCAGGTTGTAGATAATAACACAGAAACATTTATTCAGTCTCAAGTTGGTGGAACACCTCAAACAGGAACAATTACATTTGCTGGCACAGGTGGAGCAACAATAACTCAAGATGCTGCAACAAAAACACTTACAGTTTTTACACTAAATGATGATACAATTACAAGACTTCGTGTTGGAACTGGACAAACTCTTGCTCCTGGAGATTTTACCTTTTTACAAGCTGGTGCTACAACTCTTACACAGGGAGTTGATGCCGATAGCAAACCAACTATAACAGTTTCTTCCTTAAATACTGTAACAAGAGTAAGAGGAGGAGCTACTAATCCCTTTATTCCAACGCCTGCAGCTGGCGGAGACATTACAATTCAAGGTGGTTCTAGTGGTAATGTAATAGTCAGTCAATCTGGTAATACAATTTCAATTGATAGTACTGATACCAATACTGTTACTCAACTAGCATCTGGCACGACTGCTGCGCTTGCTCCTGGTAATTTTAGATTTGTTGGCGCTGGTGATACTACTATCACTTCAAATACTGCTGCTGGAGTAACAACGTTTACAATCAGTTCAACTGATGCTAACACAACTTATAGTGCATCTTCAACAGGTGGACTAACTCTTACTGGAACACAATTCTCTATTAAAAATAGTGCTAACCTAACTGGTAACAGATTACAAAAATGGGATAGTGCCAATAGGCAATTTGTAAATTCGGCTATTACTGATGATGGAGCTACTGTAACTGTAAATGGTAATTTCACCGTAACTGGAACACAGACCATTATCAATACAACAACATTATCTGTTCAAGATAATAATATTGAGCTTAGAAGAGGTCCTAATCTTCAAGGAGCAGATGCTGGAATTACAGTCAATAGAACAACAAATCCTGCTGGAGTTGTAGGATCATTTATTAGTCTTGAGTGGCATGAATTAGGAGGATTCTGGAGATCTTATAATGGATCTATTGCTCGTAGATTTGTAACAGAAGATGAAACACAAGTTCTAACAAATAAAACTCTTAATTCTCCAATACTTGCAAATCCATCACTTGGAACTGCTACAGCTGTAACAATCAACGGTCTAGCAATAACAGCAACTGCAAGTTCTACTTTAACAATTAAAGATGTAAAAACAATTTCTTTTAATAATACTCTTACCTTTAACGGTACTGATGGATCTACAATTAATTTTGGAAATGGCGGTGGTGCTGGTGCGACTGTAGCATACTCTTCAAATACACTTGCTACTTTTGCTACCACAACTTCAACTCAACTTAGAGGTGTTGTCTCTGATAGTACTGGTACTGGAAACCTAGTATTCTCTGCTAGTCCACAATTCAGTACTAGTGTCACTACAAATAGTGCATCCTTTGATGTATTCAATACGTCAGCAACAACTGTAAATGCTTTTGGTGCTGCTACAACATTAAATTTTGGTGCTACTTCTGGTGGGACAACAACAATCAGAAACTCATTAACTGTTAGCAAAAACGCTACAATCAATGCAGTTGTTAGTGATACATTTACTGTCAACGGCACAGCAAACTTTGTAAATGCTGATATTATAATTCGTGGTGGTAGCACTGCTCCTATGAAGGTTGGTCGTGGAGGCGGCGCTGTTGTTACAAATACAAGAATTGGATTCTCTGCTCTAGAAAATAATAATTCTGGTTCCCAGAATACTGCTATTGGATATGAAGCACTACTAACTAATATTTCTGGAGCAAGTAATGTTGCTGCAGGACATAGAGCACTTAAGGCAAATACTATTGGTGCTAATAATATTGCTATTGGTAAAGATGTTTTACTTCTAAATTTAGAAGGACAAGGAAATATTGGTATTGGATCTCAAGCATTAGAATCAAATACTACTGGAAACTACAACGTTTGTATCGGACACTTTGCTGGATATGGCATACAAGCAGGAGGATCTGGAAATGTTATAATCGGTCCTGCTTCTGATGCAAATGCTACCAATGCAACTTATGTTCCTCCTAGTGCTTCTGGTAGTAATCAATTGGTAATTGGTTCTGGAACAGAAGCTTGGATTCGTGGTAATAATTCTTTCAACGTTACTATTCCAAAAAGTCTTTTTGTAAATGGTGATGCAACTATCAACGGTAATTTGATTATAAATGGTACAACCACAACAATCAATTCAAATACAATATCTATTGACGACAAAACTATTGAACTTGCTGCTGTTGTCAGCACAACATTTACATGTACTGTACAGAACAATTCATTTACTATTAGTGGAGTTACTCCAATAAGTGGACTAATTCCTGGCATGGTTGTATCTTCTATAAGTGCTGGTATTTCAGTTCCTGCAGGCACAGTTATCAATTCTATTACTGGTAATACTGTTGTCCTATCTAATGTTGTTACTGGATCAACTGGAACTGCTTCATTTGAGGCAGTTGGTCCTTCAGATACTGCAGCTAACGGTGGTGGTCTTGTTCTAAAAGGTACTGTAGATAAAACTATCTTGTATGATAACACCAGAACTGATAAGTATTGGGTCTTTACAGAGAACCTAGAACTTGCTCTTAATAAGAAATTTGTAATCGGTAACCAACTAGTTCTCAACACAACAACTCTTGGACCTACAGTTGTTAGTTCTTCGCTCACAACTGTAGGAACGTTGAGTGGATTGACAGTTAGCGGTAATGCTACATTTGATACGAATACATTATTTGTTGATGCTGGTAATGATAAAGTTGGAGTGGGAGTTTCATCTGGATTAACTGGAACTCTTACCGTTCTAAATCCTCCTGCTAATGTAAATGCAAATGATACAGCAGGTCTTGGATTAGACGTTCAAGCACCATGGATGAGAATTGGTGATGCTAATTCTGGCGGTAATACTGGTGGCAGAACTTTTACAAATGGTGTTGGTATCAAATTCCATGATAATGGTATTGCCCACTATAGTATTGGTATAAATTCTAACAACTTTGTAATTGCAAACACAAGTGCTCAAGGTGATCAGTTATTCCCATCTGGTTTTACGCCTGGTATTACTCTTACCACTGCTGGTAATGTCGGCATAGGAACCACAAATCCAGTGGCAAAATTACATGTACGAGTTGGCACTAACGCTAATTTTGCAGCACAACTTACAAATAGTATAACTCAATTACAATCAATAAATGACGCAGGAAATTCATTTACTAGATTAGATATTGCAGGAAGTGAAATTTCTCTATCACCAAGTTCTACAGAAGCAGTTAGAATTGATAGTAGTGGTCGTGTCGGCATAGGAACCAATGATCCTAGCTCATTGCTGACTCTAAATGGAGCAGCTAATCCAGGATTAGAGATTGATGTATCCAACACAATATATGCGAGACTTATTGCAGACACAGGCAGCAGTGCAACTTTTCTGGAATCCTTCAACGGTTATCCTCTTGCGTTTTCTGTTGCCTCTGGCGGCGGAAGAACAGAAAGAATGCGTATCCATTCATCTGGTGCGGTGACGACTCCTGCTCAACCAGCATTTTTTGCTTCATCTACTAATGGAAATGCAACTGTTGCTGGAAATACTGTTATTCCATTCAATCAAACAAGCACACAATTTGCTGGTAATAATAGAAATTCTGGATATTCTACTTTAACAAGTGCTTATACCGCTCCTGTCTCTGGGTTATACTTATTTGGATGCACTTTGTTCTATTATAATGGAACTTGGGATGGACAAATAGTATGGAGAAAAAATGGGGCACAATTATCATATTATGATACTGCCTTTGCTTTTGCATCTCAAAATCCATCATCATTTATAACTTTAAGTGGTTCAGTAATTATAGAACTTTCTGCGAATGATTTTATTCAAGTAGCAAATCGCAATGGAGGCCCAACTATTAATTATTATGGTGGACACTCTGCCTTTTGGGGTTTCTTAATAGGATAAATACTCAAAAAGGAACTTAATATGGATTACACCGTTACTCTAACCGAAGCAGAAGACCTAGCACTCCAGTATGCTGCTGCTGATGTACAAGATTGGATTGATAATGCTGCTCATAACAGAGCAAGGATTGCGATTGATGAGATCTGTGACTTATATGTAAAGCATAAGTTAGACAACAACGAAACAATTACGGCAACTAATAAACCTGATATGGTTCTTGCGGCTTATGAAGAAGGTCTAGTCAAGACAGCGGCACAAAGAAACGAAGAGGCAGCAGCATCACTACCAGCACCAGAAACAACTGAAGAATAATAAATAGATCGGACTTCATCACCACAACGATGGATAAGAAAAAGGAAAACGCTATGGGACAATTGATTCGTATATGTATTTTGAGTTGGTCTGCTGCTCTCCTCACTGCTAGCTATTCGGGTATGCTATCCAAAATGGATCCAACCTTTATTGCTACTGTGTTCACAGCATCTGCTGCTACGTTCGGTATCAACACTATGAAGAAAGGTGATGATGAAGAACATAAAGCTCCAGAGGCACCCAGAGAAGAGTTTGTAGTTGCACCTCCAGAACCACCAGCACCAGAAGTAACTCTTGAAGAAAGAGTTGAAGCTCTGGAAGAAGGACAAGTTCAACCAAGAACTGGAGTTGTCTGATGCAAAAAGTATTCAACGCATTAGCAGTTGCCTCATTTGTATTGAGCGCAACTGCAGTAGGTGCTGGCGTCTATGCTTATATGAATAGAGAAACTCTAATCGAACAAGCAAAGCGTGAACTTATAGAAGCAGTTGTACCCAAAGGGGTCAAACAAATTACTGATAAACTACCAATCAAACTACCATTCTAATGTATATCGCAAAGAGAGAAGGGTTTGCTGGAACCTGGGATTACTTTCAAGATAACATCAACGATAGTCCTAAATGGACTAAAGACAAGAATAAAGCACGTAGATTTGTAACAGAAAGTGATGCACATAAGCACTCTAACCAGAGCGGTCTATATACTATACTTCTAGAAAACGTAGACTGATGAAACGATATCTCGTAATGCTTGGGTTATCACTAAGTTTTATTATCCCAGTACAAGCATCACAGATAATAAAGAAACAACCAACAGTGGCACCTTATACACCATCAGCGATGGGGTGTATGATACTTCTGGAGTGTACTGAGGGTGTAGAGCAACTTACAGTAGAGTCGGAGATATTCAAATCTTCAGACTTTGATTTATTCAGAGATGAAATCAAAGCAATCCTTGTTGGTCTAGATGCTAGTAAGGTGCCTGTGTATCTTGCACCAAGAAGATACTGGATACCAGGAACTATTGGTCTTTATAAACCAGATGTAAATCGTCTTTACATCAACGCATACCTTCTCAGAGACCCCAGAGAATTTCTAGGCACGCTACGTCATGAAGGATGGCACGCTGTTCAAGATTGTATGGCAGGTGGTATCAACACACCATTCATGGCACAAGTGCATCAAGATAAAGAGATACCTGACTGGGTAATCAAGCAAACGACAAGAACCTATACTGCTGCTGGTATGGCTCGTGCGATTCCTTGGGAGTCCGATGCTAACTGGGCAGAGGAGCAAGCAAATGTGACCGCAAATCATCTAGCGATGTGTGGTAAGGGTCCTCTGTGGGAGCAAGTCCGACCAACTCCTATGACGATGGAATGGTTGATTGGTTGTGGATTGATGAAACCACAAGAGGGTCATGAAGTTTATACCGCAAATCAAAAAGCAGATTTTTGTACGCCAGGTAAGTTCTAAAAATGATTTACTTCAATATTGTTAGATTGTTCATTATTATCTGGGCAGCAGTTATGATTTCTGCTGTAGAATCTGTTGCAATTCGCACAGAAGGTCAAGTAGAACTTGAAAGCACAAGCAGAGATGCATATGCAAAAGTGCTTGTGCTTGCTGTAGGATCTTTTCTTGGGGATGCTGCGTTTAGGTTGAGAAATAAATCAAAAGGATAAACGAGCAGATAACTTTTTAGCAATCTTTTTAGCAGGGGCAAACAGGGACTTGAATCTCTTTTGCCCCTCTTTTGTGAACTTATCTCCTACCACGTCATCAATAATAATCACATTCTCCGTTTCATAGAAAGCATTCGTCTCTACTTGTGCTCGCAGATAATTCTCTACACTATCTGTCGTATCAATAAGTTTAGTGCCATCTGCTGAATACTGAAAGATATCAACATGTCCTGTGTCAGTCATG